TACTGATTTTAGTGAAACATTTACAGTTCCAGCTTCAAGAGAAAATAACAAGATATTTCAACATTGGTATAAACATGAAATAGACAATGGATTTGATGCAAGAACTAGAAAAGATGCTATAATGGAAATGGACTTCTCTCCATTTAAAAGAGGTAAAATATCGCTAGAGAATGTAAAGTTAAGAGATAATAAACCATTTTCATATACTGTTATTTTTTATGGCAATTTAATAAATCTAAAAGATTTACTTGGCGATGATGAACTTAGACATTTACCACAGTTAGATGATTATACACATGATTATAGTAGTTCTAATGTTAAAACAGGATTACAAAGTGGGTTATCTTCAGGCAAAATAGTATATCCTTTAATATCACATACTAAAAGATTTTACTATGATTCTGCAACATCAAGCCCACAATATAGTGGAAACTTGTATTATAATACAACAGCAAACAATATTGGACTTGCATTTGATGATTTAAAACCTGCAATAAAATGTTTAACTATTATAGAAGCTATAGAAGATAAATATGACATACAGTTTACTAGAGATTTTTTTAATAATACAGAGTTTTCTAACTTATATTTATGGCTAAGCAGAAACAAAGGACCTGTAGGAGGAGATGAAAACCAAGAAGAAATATTAAGTAGAATATGTGGTGATTGGGGTTTTTCTTCTGGTGATTTAGGATTTGCTGTTGATGGAGACACTTGGTCTTTTACAGTAGAAAACCTTAATGCAAGTTTTGAAGCTACACTAACTGTAACAACTAGTGGAGGAAATACAAGTATTCCATTTAAAATGAAAGCTATTGATTATGTAAGTGGAACAACACTGAAAGAATCAACTATGGCTGCAGGTTCTAGTAGAACATTAACTTTTGAAGTAGCACAGAGTTTTAATCCTGTAAACTATCAGGTTAAATGGATTATTGAATCGAATACAGCAATTTCATTTACACCACAAATAGAACTTACAAAGTTTATTATTACTAACGGAACAATATCAGGTCAAGATGATGCAGTTTATAATATTAATGGTACTGGTAATTCAATATCTACAGTTAGTGAAATTATTATCACTCAGAATGTGCCAAAGTTAAAAGTAATAGATTTTCTAACTGGCATATTTAAAATGTTTAACCTAACTGCATATTATGTAGAAGATGTTGGAGATGCAGATTTTGATAAAATTAAAGTAGATACTTTAGATGAGTTTTATGCTGATAGAGTTAATAATCCATCAGAAGGAGAATGGGATATAACTAAGTTTGTAGATACATCAAGACTGCAAGTTAATAGAGCTTTTGAGTATAATGAAATAGATTTTAGCTATCAAGAGCCGAGCACTTTGTTATCTATAAATCATCAAGAACAATTTAATGATATTTTTGGCGATGAAGAGGTTAGACCACAAAATATAGATAGAGGAACTCCGTATGAAGTTACGTTGCCTTTTGAACACATGAAGTTTGAAAGATTGTTTGATGAGAATGAAACATCAAGTAGCCCTTATGATTTAGCAGACACAGCATATTTAACTGATATATTGTGGGGGTATTCTGCTGCAGGAGAGTTTACATCTGATACAGACGTAACTCCTAATACTGGCAACTACGAACCTGTGCTTACAAAACCATTAGTATTCTATGCAATTCAAGAAACAGGATTAACTTCTGCAAAAGGAATTAAATGGATTTCTGATGGCACACCTATTTCTTTAACACAATATTATAGACCATCAAATACAAATGAAGATGGAACAAGCTCAACAGCACCGTCTTTTACTATAAATTTTGATGATGAGATTGATGAATGGAATTTACAAAACTACGGAGGAACAACTAACTCATTATTTAAGAAGTTTTATGCTACTTATATAAATGGAATATTTAATGAGAAAAAAAGAATATATAAACTAAAAGCATATTTATCTACTGATATTTTAGCAAACTATAGATTGAATGATGAGCTTGTGATACAAAACAAGGTATATCGTATTAATTCTATAGAAACAAACTTTAACACAGAGGTAAGTAGTTTAGAGCTTTTAAATAAATTAAGTGATGATTAGAAACATAATAGATTTACTTAACGCTTCTGATTGGTATGGAGAAGATGAACTAATAGAAATTGCCAAAGGTAAATATTCTGGTGTTCGTGATTATAAAGAAATGAAAGAACAATTAAAACGATTAAAGTATGGCAAGTAAAAAAATACTTATACAAGTAGATTTAGCAACTAAATCAGTTGAGGTAAACTCTAAAAAAGTTGTTGATGCTATTAACAATATAGAAGGAGCACAAGCTAGATTAGTAGATACTACTAAGAAAGCTAAAACACAAACAGGATTAAATAATGCTATATTATTAGAAACTGGTCGTTTAGCATCAGATGTTAATTATGGGTTTTCAGCGATTGCCAATAACTTAGGTCAGCTATTTACTTTATTTCAATCTTCAGCTCAAGCAGCAGGAGGTTTAGGTAAAGCTATAAGAAGTTTATTTACGATACAAGCAGCTTTTTTAATTGGGGTTCAATTATTAATATCGTTCTTGCCGAGAATCATCAAAAACTTCAGGGATAAAGCAAAGGCAGCAAGAGCAGTTAATAATGCATTAATAGAAGGAGAAAACGCAATAAGAGGACAAACTACAGCACTTGAAACATATATTGATATTTTAAATGACGAAACTACGTCTTTGGCAAAAAAAGAAAACTTACTTAAAGAAATAAAAAAACAAACTGGATTACAGAATCTTGAATTAGATGATAACAATAAGTTGTCAAATCAATCTAACAACCTATTAAAAGAAAAGATTAGGTTAATGGTTCTTGAAGCACAAGCTAATGTTATTAAAAATCAAATTCAAGAAGAGCTTACAAATAGAGCTAAAGCATTAGACGAGATAGAAAACGATAAAAATTCAACAATTAACAAAGCTGCAGATTTTGCTGATAGACACACTCAAGGTCTTCAGAATACTGCAAAAGCGATTGGTGCTGCTTTAACATCTAATAACTCATATCTTAATTCTATAAGAAAAGCAATTCCATTAGCTGATACTTTTTTCGCATTATTTGAAGCAGGAGAAGAGGTTGTAGAAAAATATAATGAAGATGTAAATTCACAAACAGCAATAGACAATAGAAACAGAAAAGCAAGAGAAGAATCTAATAAAGTAATATCTGAAAGTCAAACAAGATTAGATGGCTTAATAACTAAATTTAAAGAGATTACTCTTGAAATGTTAGGTATAAATTATCAATTAGGTGAATTTAATGATAAGGTTGATGAACTAAATATTATTACTTTTTCTGAGTTTATGAAAGGACAAGATAAAGTGTTAGAGATGACTAAAAACTTTACTACTAAATTAATTGAAGATGACTTTGCGAGAAAGGACCAAGAATTAGAAAATCAAAGAGATTATTATTTGACGCTTATTGATAACACTATTGCTGGAGAAGGAGCTAAAGAAAAAGCTAGAAATGCTGTATTAAAGTATTTTAAAAATGAGAGAGATAAACTAAAAGACGATGAGGAAGAAAAAGACAGAAAATTAAGAAATACGTCTTTAAAAGAAACAGCAAAATATTTAAATCAAGCAGCAGATTTATTTGGACAACACACAGCAGCTAATAAAGCATTAAAGGTTGCTTCTGCTATTATTGATACTTATGTTGCTGCAAACAATGCACTTGCTGAAGGTGGTCCACCACCGTTTAATTTTATACAAGCTGCTGCAGTTATTGCTGCTGGTATTGCTAATGTAAAAAAGATATTAGAAGTGAAAGTTCCTAGAGAATCTGGAATGCAAAGTGTTGGAGCTGCTGCACCAGCACAAATAGAAGCACCAGATTTTAATGTAGTAGGAGCAGGTGGTGTTTCACAATTAGCTACAGGATTAGCTGGAATTACTGGCAAACCAATTCAAGCATTTGTAGTTAGTAAAGAAATATCATCAGCACAAGAGCTAGATAGAAATATTACAGGAAACGCATCTTTAGGTTAATTATATAAATAAATTTAATATGAGAATAGTAGAATTATTAATAGACGAAGAACAATTATTATCTGGCATAGAAGCCATATCTATTGTGGACCAACCTGCAATAGAAGAAAACTTTATTGCTCTTTCTAAACAACACGAAATAAAACTTGCACAAGTAGATGAAGAGAAAAGAATACTTATGGGTGCTGCATTAGTACCAGACAAGAATATATATAGAAAAGATGGTGAAGAAGAATATTATATATATTTCTCAAAGGATACTGTAAGACAAGCATCACAATTATTTTTAATGAGAGGTAATCAAAACAAATCTACATTAGAGCACCAAGCTGAATTACATGGATTATCTGTAGTTGAATCTTGGATTATAGAAGATGAGGTACATGATAAATCAAGAAAGTATGGAATGGATTTACCTATTGGTACTTGGATGGTTTCAATGAAAGTAAATAATGATGAAGTATGGAATGATTATGTAAAAACAGGATTAGTAAAAGGATTTAGTATTGAAGGATATTTTAAAGATAAATTAGAAATGTCTGCAATAGATTATGTAGAAAATGAGGAGGAAGCTACAGAAATATTGTTAGAGATTGCCAATTCAATACTAGATAATAAATATGAATTGAAAACTTATGGTGATTACGGAAGTGGTGTTAGAAATAATGCTAAAAGAGGTATTGAACTAAACAAAAAAGTAAATAATAAATGTGCTACTTCTGTAGGCAAAATAAGAGCTCAACAATTAGCAAGAGGTGAAAAATTATCTGTTGGCACTATAAAGAGAATGTACTCGTATTTAAGTAGAGCAGAAACATATTATGATGCAGGAGACAGTAAAGCGTGTGGAACTATATCATATTTACTATGGGGTGGTAAAGCAGGATTAAACTGGTCAAGAGGTAAATTAAGAGAACTTGGTGAGTTAAAAATGGCATCAATGGTTGTAGATAAAGACCACGCAATAATAAATGATAGATTAGCATATTCATCAAAAGAGATGGCTGAGAAAATGGCAGGAGATTTAGGTTGTAAAGGAATACATGAACACGACTTTGAAGGTAAAACTTGGTACATGCCTTGTGAAAAACATTTATTAGACGACCCTTGTCCTAAAGGATTTGTAAGAAAAAACGGAAAGTGTGTAAAGAAAACAGATGATTATGCAGAGGTTGGACCAAGAGGAGGAGTAAGAAAAAGCCCAAAAGCACCTAAATCTGATACACCTAATCCTAATCCTAAAGGAAAAGGAACAGCTAAAGGAGATGCTTCTGGTAAAAAGGGAGCTAAGGTTTCTGCAAAAGACAAAGCATCATTGCAAAAAAAAGCAGATGACTTTAACAAAAGATATAAAGAAAAGTTAGGTTATGGTATAACTGTTGGTATGTTGGCATCAGTATTTCAAAGAGGTCTTGGTGCTTTCAATACAAGTCATTCACCTAACGTAAAATCACCCTCACAGTGGGCACATGCGAGAGTTAATGCTTTTATGTACTTGGTAAGAAACGGAAGACCACAAAATGCGAAGTATACTACAGATTATGATTTACTACCAGCTAAACATCCAAAGAGTAAGAAATGAAAAAAACAAATGAAACATTAGGTAGAGCTGTGCCGAGAGGTAAGAAGAGAGGTTGCTTATGTAAAGATGGCAAAACCTATTCAAGAAAGTGTTGTGATGGTACTTTACGTTCACAAGGAATAGGCAAAATCTAACAACTTTTTTATAGATTATTACTTTTATAAATAAAATTAATTTTATAATATATATTTTATGGAAAAACAAAAAGCTACATCAATTCTAAACGACATCATGGAGAAATTATCTCTAATTAAAAAAGATGACGTTAAAGAAGTTGAGCTTAAAGAAGAAGAAGTTCAGCTTTCTGAACAGCTTACTGAAGAAGAAGAAATGTCACAACAACTAACTGAACTTGCTTGTCAAGAAGAAGTAGTTGCTGAAGAGCTTTCAACTGATGAGGTAGAAGCTGAAGAACTACAAGAAGAAGTTTCTGCAGAAGAAGTTTCTGAAGAGATTGAAATGGAAGAAAAAAAATACGTTTCAAGAGAAGAGTTTGATATGAAAATCAAATCAATTATGGACAAGATTGATGAGATGAAGTTAGGTTATGATAAGGAAAAAGTTTCTATGAGCAAACAAATAGAAGAACTTTCTAAAGAACCTGCTGCAGAACCAATCAGTCAAGGTACTGAGGAACAACCTAGAAAAAAAGTTCTTTACGCACAAAACAGACAATTCAATACAAAAGATAGAGTATTGAATACAATTTTTAACATTAATAGATAAATAAATAGACAAAAATGGCTACTACTACATCAATTACTACTACTTATGCAGGGGAATTTGCTGGTGATTATATTTCGGCTGCATTATTATCTGGTAATACTTTAAATAGAGGTAATATCGAGATTAAACCAAACATTAAGTTCAAAGAAGTAATCAAGAAAGTCGCAACTGATTCTAACGTAATAAAAGATGCAACTTGTGATTTTACTGATACTGCTACTGTAACTTTAACAGAAAGAGTTCTTCAACCAGAAGAGTTTCAAGTAAACCTTGAACTTTGTAAGAAAGACTTTAGAAGCGACTGGGAAGCAATCCAAATGGGATACTCAGCGTATGACAACTTACCTCCAAAATTCTCTGATTTCTTAATCGGACACGTTGCAGGTTTAGTTGCAGAAAAAACTGAGCAAAATATCTGGGGAGGTGTAAACGGAAACGCAGGAGAATTTGACGGATTCACAGTTTTAATGGCTGCTGATTCTGACGTAAATGACGCTGCTAATGGG